AAGCTAAAAAACAAAAATTTAGATGGTAGGAGATTATGGATTATCAATTTATTACTGAAGAAGATAAAAAAACTATTGTGGAATCACAATTAAAAAAATTAGAAGCAGACCACTTTGCAATGTTATTACTTGAACCAAACAAGTTGCAAGATTCGCAAAATCATTTATCTTGGCAACAAGCAAAAACTGGTATAGAGAATTCTATAGAAAGGCTAAGAAACAAATCAAAAAATTTAATTTAAATGCCAATATACGCACCAGAATTACCTTCATTACATGAAGCACAAAAAAAAGTTGCAGAAAGTGATGCACGTTGGAAAATACTTTGTGCTGGTCGTAGGTTTGGTAAGACTAGACTTGGTGTTCAATTATGTCTCCAAACTGCCCTTAATGGTGGAAGAGCTTGGTGGGTTGCTCCTACTTTTTCTATTGCTAGGGTTGGCTGGAGAGCACTCGAAGCAGCAGCAATGTCCTTTCCTAGAGAAATTGAACCAAAAGTTTCAATCGCTAACATGGAAGTTCTTTTTCCAAATGGTGGTTTTATTGCTTGTAAGTCTGCTGATAATCCTCAACGTCTAAGAGGTGAAGGTTTAGATTTTATTGTTATTGATGAGGCAGCATTCGTAAAGCCAGAAGTTTGGCAAGAAGTATTAAGACCTACCTTAACTGAAAGAAAAGGTTCTGCATTATTTATTAGTACTCCACTTGGTATTGGTAATTGGTTTTATGACCTTTGGGAAACTGCTGGAGAACAAGATAATTGGGAAAGATTTAGATTTACCACACTTGATAATCCTGCTATTGACCCTGAAGAGTTAGAATCAGCAAAAAGAGAAGTAGGCTCTATTGTCTATGCACAAGAATATATGGCAGAATTTGTAGAAGCAGGACAAGGACTATTTAAACCAGAGTGGGTATCTTATTTTGATGTAAATACAAATGGTTTTTATGTAGGTGGTGGAGGACAATGGGACCCAAATGATTTAGAACATTTTGGAGCAGTTGATGTTGCAGTTACTACTGAAAAATCTTCTGACTATACAGTAATAATGTCTTTTGCAAGAACTCCTAGTAATCAACTTTTCTTAGAAGATTTAGTAAGAGTAAAAATGGAGGGACCTGATATTGTTCCTGCAATGCAAAGACAATCTCATAAACATAATTGGAGATATGTACTTATGGAAAATCAGGGATTCTCAAAAGCATTTATACAACAAGCGCAAAGGGCAGGATTGCGTGTAAAAGAAATGCGTGCAGAAAAGGATAAAATAACCAAAGCTTTACCACTAAGTGCTAGGATGGAGGCAGGCGAAGTTATGTTTCGTAAAGATTCAGCTTGGCTTACGGAATTAGAGAGAGAGTTATTGACTTTTCCTGTTGGAGCACATGACGACCAAGTCGATGCTCTGGGTCTCGCAGCACAGTCAGTACAAACTAGACGAGAATGGACAGCTTACTAGATGGAAGAAAAAAATAGATTCCAGAAGGCTCTGGATTTCATTATTCCTAGAAGAGGGAATAGTGAGCAAAAACTACAAGGTAATTTTAACCAGCACTTTGGCAATGATGCTTCTATATATGGATATAACAGCTCAGCTGGTTTTTTTGAATCACAGAAATTAAAAGAAATTGGTGATGGCTCAGGTAATTCAGCTGTAGTCGCATGTCTTAATGTACTAGCAACCTCATTTTCAGAACCTAAGCTACAAGTAATAAGAAAAGACACAAAGTATTTAGATAGTGAAATAATTCAAGAACATCCACTATCAAAATTATATTCAAGACCTAATCCTTTTATGTCAGCTAACCTATTATCACATTATATAGTTTTAGCTTTAAATACATTAGGAGATGCGTTCCTTTATAAGAACAGAGATAAAAATGGTAAAGTTGTAGAGCTTGTTCCATTGATGCCACATTTAGTAGAAGTAAGAGGTAATGAAAATAAATTAATTACACATTACGATTATTACTTATATGGTAAAGGCGACAAGATAGAACTTCCAGAATCTGATGTAGTTCATATAAGACAAGGTATAGACCCAAATGACCATCGTAGAGGACATGCTCCTCTAAAAACAGTTTTAAGAGAAATTTTAGGTGATGAATCTGCTGGCCAGTTCACAGCGGCACTATTAAATAACATGGCTGTGCCAGGCGTAGTACTCACACCTAGAAATGATGGATTTGGTGGACCTACTAGAGAAGAAGCAGAAGCAATATCTCAAATGTATAAAGAAAAATTTGGTGGACAAAATCGTGGTGCTCCAATGGTATTGTCTGGTGCAATGAACATTGATATTGTATCTTTTTCTCCAGACCAAATGAAGTTAGCAGAACTTAGAAGAATCCCAGAAGAAAGAGTATCTGCAGTTTTAGGCGTGCCCGCAATTCTCGCAGGCCTCGGGGCTGGATTGGATTCGGCCACCTATAACAATACGAAGGAATTAAGAGAGTTTTTTACAGAGCAAAAACTTGTTCCTATGTGGAGAACAGTAGCTGCTGAATTGACTCATCAATTATTAATACCAGATTTTAAAGATGAAGGTTTTGAGTGTATGTATGATATTCAAGGCGTAAGAGCTTTACAGACAGATATGGACAATCTTTACAAAAGAGTAAATATGGGCGTATCTGGTGGTTGGATAACCATTGGTGAAGCTAGACAAGTCGTTGGATTAGATGTAGATGAAAAACATGATGTATATCTAAGACCATTAAATATGATTCAAGTAGATACAAATGGTAATGCAATTCTTAATGACACTCCGCAAGAAAATAGAAGCCAAGCTGCACAAGTGGCTAGATTACCAGAAGCTGCTGGATACAATGATGAAGTAAGTATTAAAGCTACTACTGACTCTACTCAGTATCCAATTGAATCTACTAGACAACCTAGAATACAACAAAATGAAGAACCTCGTAATGAAGAAAAATATATTGCAAAAATGCCTAATGGTGCATTCTGTGTAATTAGTCATGACACAGGAAAAGTAATTAAATGTTTTGATACGGAAAAAGAAGCTGAAAAGTTTTTAGGTAAAAAATCAGGACACCCAGATAGAAATACTTCTAGCAATATGTGGATGTATGACACAATAGAAGCTGCTGAAAGAAGAGCTAAAGAAATTGGTTGCGAAGGTTATCACGAACATGAAGTAAGAGGTACTACTTACTATATGCCTTGTGCAAGCCATGAACAAATGGAAAGGTCAAAAAAATCTTATCTTGTTGATATAATGGAAGAACTCAAAGTAAGTTTAGAAGAAGCAGAAGTTATTATGGAATCGCAATTTAGTATTGAACCAGAAAACATAAAAGAAAAACCTAAAAAAGATAGAACAAATTTTCCAAGTCCAGGTGATGATAAACAAGTATCACTTTCAAATTCAAAATATAAGCAATTTCCATATGGGTATGCTAAAGACCTAAAAGAAAATTGGCCTGAGATTTGGAGAAGAGCTGGTAACGGAGGTAACCCTCCTACATCATTTACAGGAAATGATGCCTTCGCTAATTGGACTAAATACAAGTCTGGTGATAGAAGTGAATCAGTTCTTAACTGGGTTCGTAGAAGAGAACGTTTTATGGGTAGACATCAAAACAATAACAGACTTAATGGCACTATTGCCAATATTAAGTGGGGTGGTGTTTCTAACATAGGTGTTCCTGCTATGAAAAAAATTATTAATGACCAAAAAGAAATTGTTAGAGCTAGGAGAAAAAATGCATCTGATTTAGCAGAAATTATGGCAGATGATATTGCTTTAAAATCTGTTTCTTCAAGAGTAAGAAAAATACTTTCTGAAAAGACAAAAAATCATAATGCTAAAAATCCAAAGCATAGAACAAATACCAGAACTTTGGTCTCAGTTTTTAATAGAGGTGTCGGTGCTTACAAGACTAATCCTTCTTCAGTTAGAGGTAATGTTACTTCAGCTGACCAATGGGGAATAGCCAGAGTAAATGGGTTCTTACACGCTTTGCGTACTGGACGATTTAAGAGAAAGCCTTATGACCAAGACTTACTACCTTCTTCCCACCCTCTCTCATCTAAAAAGAGTGGAGAGAAAGCAGCTAGTGTTAGAGTAGGACAATCTGTTAGTTGGTCTATAAACAAGGACCCAGACCCACCCTCAACTGTTCATGGAGTAGTCACATCAGTAAGTGACGGAGAAGCCACTATGCAAGTCTATGCAATAATGGAAGACGGAAAACATAAAAAGACTGACAGAAAAGTAACAATGCCAGTTTCAAAACTCACAGTTATAAAAGATATAAAAGACGAATAAAATACCACTCTTTTTAAAAGCTTCTGCAAAAATTACTATATAGCGTACCTTTTAATAAATCTGTTAACAGAGGAGATATTAATAGCTATGTCTGAAAAAGAAGTAAAGGCAATCGACTTCGAATTGAAGGACGATGCCGAAGGTAAAGTTTCTGCCGTATTTTCAGTATTCAATAGTCTAGATTCCGATGGAGATGTTGTTCTCCCAGGTTCAATCAAATCAGGTTTTAAATCTGGTGATGTCCCTATGGTATGGGCTCATAAATGGGACATGCCAATTGGTAAAGGAAGAATTGAAGAAGACGAAGGAAAAGCTACCTTTAATGGTCAGTTTTTCTTAGATACTGATTCTGGACAAGAAGCTTATAAAATAGTAAAAAACATGGGTGACATGCAACAATGGTCATTCGGTTATAGAGTCAATGATGCTGAAAGAGCACCTTTTAAAAGTGCTAATTCAGATGAAGAAGTTGACGCAAGATATTTAAAAGATTTAACAGTCTTTGAAGTTTCACCAGTATTAGTTGGTGCAAACCAAGAGACTTATACTATGGCAATTAAATCCAATAAAGAATTACTAGAAGATTTAGTTGAAGATGAAGTTAAAAATGTTTTAGGTTCTGAATCTTTTGAAAAAGAAGAAGAATCTGAATCTTCTGAAGAGCCAGTAGTTGCACACAATGCAAATGCTGAAACTTGTGAACATTGTGCAAAAATGTTAGAAAACCCTGCGGTTTATCTAAAAGAATTGATAGATGCACAAGATTCTGAAGAAGAAATAGAGGTGTCCGAGAAAAGTCAAACTTTCTCAGAACAAGTCAAAGATGTGCTTGCTGCATTGAACGACTTGATGGTACGAGCTACCGCCATTGCGATGTTGCGTGCTAAAGATGGAAGAAGCCTCGGAGTAAAAGCAACTGAAGCGCTAAGAGCAGTACAAGACGATTTAAATGATGCATGGGTCGAATTAGACCAATTTATCGAAAACGTTGGAACTGAAGGTGCTTTGGAGTTAGAAGTAGAAGAACAACAACCTGTTGAAGACGACATTGAAGATGAAGACCCATCTGATGACGTTGAGGCTGTAGAAGAGGTAGAATCTTCAGAGGAACCTGAAGTTGAATT